AAAAGCGATAGTTTAGTTATGTTAAGATTATCTAGTCAAACCCTGGGATCTTCTCCTAGATTGCTATTAAAACGAATAGGTTCATACCCATTACTAGAAGATGGGGAAGAAGAAGGGTAAAATAGTAGATATGTTACCTAAAATTAAAAACACAAGTAATATTTTGGGATCTATTTTAAAAGCCAATTCCCAAGACAAAATCATAGCAGAACAGACATACGCTAATCCTACTACTTTTTTGGGAGGAGTAGAACCAACTTTCTTTTTAACAGCAAAAGGTCTTGGAGCAGGTAAGGGAACTCGCACAATAATAGATCGCCCATTTTTAGATATGCGCCAAATAATGATATCGTATTATAACGATAGTTACGTACGCCAATCAGTTGCAAAATTTGTTAATCTCATTTTTAAAGCTGGTTGGAATCTTAAGGGCAAAGATATAAGAGCGGTTGAATACTTAAGAATAAGACTAACTATGTTAGCAGATGCTACACATGAGCCCACGGACATCTTTCTACATCGTATTGCTAAGGATTTAGTTTTATATGGTAATGTATTTATAATTAAACAAAGAGCACAGTACCATAACTTACCTAAACGTATAGTTATTAATCCTGTGGGTGATGAGAGGTTTCCTGTAGCTGGTTACTTTATAGCTCATCCTGCAACGGTTTCACCTGTTAAAGATGAGCGTGGTAAAATTATATCATACATACAGAGTAGACATGGATATCAATTTGGTAGGGTGTTTGGATCAACTAAAGATAACGTAGTACACTTTGATCCTAAGGATGTAATTCATATAAAGGCAGATCCCGAAGACGGATTTACTTGGGGCAATAGTCATCTAATTCCTGTTATGGAAGATATTAAGCTTCTTCGCGAAGTGGAAGAGAATGTTGCCAGATTAGTATATCGTTATACTTATCCGTTTACGCAAATTAAGGTAGGCTTACCACAAGAGGGCTTGTATGCTTCTGAAGAAGAAGTGATTGACATGCAGAATAGATTAAATGCAGCACCATCGGATGCTACATGGGTAACAAACGAACGTGCAGACATTAAGGTAGTTGGGGTCCAGGGTGAAGCCCTGGATGTAGAACCTTACATGAAGTACTTTAGGGAACGGGTCTTCTCAGGATTAGGTGTCTCAGGCATTCAGATGGGCCTAGGAGAAACAGTTAATAGAAGTACGTCAGATACACTAACTACAGAGATGCATGACCAGGTAAAGGCATATCAGAAGATTGTAGAGATATACATCTCTCACTTTATATTTCGAGAACTACTTGAAGAGGGTGGATTCTCTTACTATATAAATCCCAATATGAATTATGTAGGTTTACACTTTGATGAAATAGAAACAGATCTACTTGTTAAACTTCAAAATCATACAATATTCAAATACGAACATGATGCAATAGATGAAGATGAAATGCGAATGGCACTTGGTCTTGATCCTATCACAGAAGAAGAACGCTTTAAGATGCGTACTTATAGAGTTAAGATACCTCAGTTAGTTGCAGAAGGCATGGCTAGAGCAGGTTATAGCGGAGATGATATAGAGCAATCCATACTTGCTATAGATGGTCAACCAATTACCGCACTTAAAACAGGCACACCTAGTACTAATAATAAAAACCAACCACAGAATCAGCACGGGGTGCGACTAGGTCCCAAGATAAAAAAGGAAATATATGAAAGTACAGACATTAATAATTTCGATAGAATTATAAGTGGTATAGAGAAGATAGTACAAGAGATGTCACACAATATACAGAATGCAATTACAATAGAGGCACCACTAACGGCGAAGTTATCAGCTCATATAAGTAAAACAAGAATACAGGCACATATAAGATACTTTGCCGATGAGGCTTTCAGGTTGGGAGCCAATAGAGAAATATCTACTACGGAAGCAATTAAGCTAAATACTTATATGCGTAAGGTTTTAGACGTATTCTTCGAAGAGATTGATAATGCTATTCCAAAACACAGAGGACTATCTATAGAGAACCTAAAGCAATATATAGACAAACACATACGTATGGAAGCTAAATCCAAGTACCTTATAGATATAGTTAAACGTGGATATTGGTATGGTAGTTCGCTAAGGGCACGTGAATTAGGTCTAACAGTTAAGACATCATCAACTAATGGGTGTCAGTTGTGTCATACATTAGTTGGTAAAGATTTATCTAACGTTATTGATAAGGAATTATTCGATCAAGTACCTCCTTATCATCGCGCATGTCAGTGTACAGTGGAGGTAATGGAAAGCAATTATGAAACGTAAATTATTTCGTATATATGAAAGGTTTCAGGTAGCGTTACCTGAGAACTATGTTAGAGTATATGAATCTACTCGTTCTTCATCTATGTTACTAGAAGCATCTAAAGAAGGATTACTTGGTGTGATGCCTAAGATGATGGACGAAGGCCTAAGACCTGAGATAGAGGCCATACATAGTGATAAGATTACACGTAATTTTACCTACTATCCATTAGAAAAAGTAATGGGTGATAAGAAAAAGAAGAGTGGATTATACTCTGCTACTTATCCTGTACCTAAACCAATATTGCGTAATCATGATATAGATAGCGAACCACTAGGACGCATAGAAGAAGCTTATATGGGTGATCCAGATATGAAGGGTAAATGCGCTCCCATGATGATAGTACCACGTATTATGGATCAAGAAGCAATACGTAAGATACTAGATGGTAGGTATCTTACTGTATCTATTGGCGCAGATACAAATGAAGCTAGATGTTCTATATGTGAAGCCAATATTGCAATGGACGAGCCTTGTGATCATATGAGGGGTTATTACTATAACTCTAAGGGTGTTATAGTACCTCCAGAAGAACCCCGTAGTAGGATGATGTATAGGCGCATAGGTGATTTCTATCTAGCAGAGGTATCATTTGTGAATGTACCTTCTGATGATACAGCTAGGGTACGCCATCCCGATCTTAGTACTGTTATGAAAGAGTATTATAAAACAGAAGAAAAATTATCACTACGTCTAAGTGAATCTTATTATAAGGAGAATCACACAATGGAATCATTAGATACCTATCTAACGTATCTTAGTGATCAGGAAGCAGCTTCGTATTTATGGAGTGCTGTTCACTTAGAAATGTTAGAGCGAGAAGACTACGTAGACGCCTCAGACGAAGTAGAGGGGACAGAATAATATGTTATTTACAGAACAGCAACTTATAGATCTAAACACGCAGTTAGCAAGTGAAACAACAGAGACACTAGTTAAGATTAAGAATGCCCTTAAAGGACAGTTCCCCAATCTTAATGAAGCTGTTTGGGATCGTAAATATATAAATGATTTACCTGATGCTGCTTTTGCTGCTATCTTACCTGGTGGCAAAAAAGATAAGGAAGGTAAAATAGTTCCTAGAAGTTTGCGTAAACTACCTCACCATACTGCAAAGGTAAGTAGTCCAGACGATAATAGTAGTGTCGATTTACCCCACCTTAGAAACGCATTGGTGCGTGCTAATCAACCCAAGACAGACCTAGGCGATAAACGCAGTTCAGCAATATCTCATCTTACCAAACATGCTAAGGCGCTTTTGCCTTCATATAAAACCAAGAAGGAAAGTAGGGATACAGAAGTGGAAGAGAAAGAAATTGCAAATGAGGTTAAGTATATAACGCAGGAAGCTCTTGATACAGTGACAGCTACTCTACAGGAAGAACTTAAGGCTATCAAAGAAATGTTATTATCTAAAGAAGTCCAACAAGACACTACAGAAGAGAAAATAGATGAAACTACTAACACAACTAATACCACAAAGAATGTTGTTGAGGCTGTTGTAACTGTCGATAATACCAAACAATTTTACAAGCAGTTACAAGAAGAATTTAGCGAACTACAAAAAGAAAACAAAGCACTCATCGAAGAAATCGAACAGTTGAAAACAGAGAAAGAACTCTTGAAAGAATCTATTCACCACGGTCTAGCCGAGCAAGTTGTAGAACTAAAGCTGGAACTCGGTAAGCTATTACCCGATGAGAGAGAGAAATCTCTTGAAGAGCATCTTGCTCGTGAAGCATCTTCACTCACAGATGTGTTTAATGACTTAAAAAATGAGAAAGTCGAACTGACTAAAAAGGTTCTACTACCAGAGGTTAAGGATCCAACATTAGGCGCAGATAGCAACACTGAAATGACAATAACAGAACAAGACAGTGGAGCTCCAGAAATTAGTGAAGACGTATTGGATAGAGCAAGAAAAGGTTGCAAAGAAGATTTAGAAACAGTTAAATGGTTTTTCGGTCAGTTTGATAATCGCTCCAAACGTCGCTAATAAGCAGCAAAGAATGCATCTAAAACAAAATTTAGGAGGAATTTATAAATGGGATTACTAGGTGGTAACTATCCAGTAGGGGAAACTTTTTTAAATCCCCGCACACAGAACAAATTAGTCATTGGCGAAGGTAGATCTTTAGCGAGCGAATTCGTAACAGATCCTAATCTTCCCGTAATTTTAGAATTTCCTTTCGCAGGAACTTTCTTCAGACCAGAACGTATCGTTATCACAAAAGGTCGTATTGTTGCTGTAAGAGATCCAGGTCCTACAGCTCCAGATCCTGATACAGGATATCCAAGAACAGTCGTAACATTAGCTAATGGTGCTAATAAACCATTAGGTATTGCACAGACCAATCTTTTCCAATCAGTTCCTAGTCGTTTCCGCGGTAACTCTCCCTCAATTGCGAGAGAAGTCCAGATTGAGGTTCCGTATATTCCAGATGTAGCCATGGCCGCAGAAATGGCTTGGGCATGTGCCACACGGGAATCTAGTGCAGATCCCAACTTAATACAGGGTGACTGGGTTAAGTCAGATGGAATTGGTCACTTTGTAAAATGGGTACCAGGAGTAGACGCAATCGAACAAAGAATGGGTCAGGTCACAGGTTTAGATACACAGAAACCACACGAAGGTTGGTTGCAGTGGGTAATGTGGCAAACAGTACAAAACATCAATGCACAGAATGCATTTGATCCAGCTAATCTAGCTTTCAATCCGTATAATATGCATCAACCATTACCGCCTTCACCAGGCTTAACAGGACTACAAGTACATACAGATCCTTCCTATAACACATATCCATTACCTTTCCCTTACGATTCTCTGTATGGATTCCCAGAACAGCTTCGTGCTGCAAATGCTATTCCTGGATTAACAGATGGTGTAATGTCACAGAAACAAGTATATGAAGTCGATCTTACAACCTCGGCTGGCGTATATCCTGGAGACGGTCCCGCGACAGCAGACAATCTCTATGTAGATGGTGCAATTGGTACAGTTAAATTAACCCATAATCGTATTGCTAATCACCAAGATATCCTTAATCCAGTAAATAAGATGTCAGAAGTACAAGTATATGAGGATGGCGTACAGTTAAAGGAAAACGAACGCTATACAGTACAACGGTATAAAGGTAAGTTATTGATTGCTAACGCTGATGTCCTTAAAACCTACCATGTAAAGTATACCTCACTCGATCAAGTAGTTGCAGGCATACCTACAAATATAGACTTTAAAGGTTCCATTGGTGCAATAAGAATAGTAGTAAGAGCTCTGTAAGAAAAACAAGGGGTGGGTTTTACAACCCACCCCTCTATCTCAAACGAGAGCGTCATCTCGAAGGAGGAATAACGATAGATGTCTAGGATTGATAATCTAAAGCTAGAGGAGAAATATGGGATCGTAAAATCTCACCTCGAAATGAGATCTCGTAATTGTCTCAATCCAGCACAAAAATTTACGGTTAATGAAGTACTTACTTCAACCGATGCAGCAGTAATAGTTCCAAACATAGTTATTGGTGCTATCCGTGAGGCTATGGAACCACTATATGTATTAGGATCTATGTTTCCTGAAATTATGTTGGAGAAAGGCGTCTCCATAGAGTTTCCTGCTATCGGTGTATTACGGGCCAGTTTTGTAGATGAACTTGGCGAATACAGACAGGATTACCTTGACATTCAACGCCATCGCCAATCATTAGACGTAAGAGTTCGCAAGTTTGGTTTGATGATTGAGATCTCTGATGAGATGATTGAAGATGCACAGTGGGATGTTATTGGTCTTCACATGAAAGCAGCTGGTCAAGCAATGGTTCGCTTTAAAGAAGAGTGGATATTTAACGAATTTAACAAATTCGGCCACGTAGTATTCGATAATAGCTTACCTGGAACAGATGCACATACCACAGGAGTAGGTCCAACAGGAGCACCTAACAACACACTAAGCGTATTCGATTTCATCGATATGTATTATGCTATGTGGGCCGAAGGCTTTATACCTACTACCCTGTTAATTCATCCATTAGCATGGTCAGTATTTGCTAAAAATGAAATACTTGGTTCTATGGGACAGCAGGTTATTCATGCTACTCAGAATCTTGCTAAGCCAATCAGAGACTTGTCATTACCTGGAGTTGGTGCTAATCAGTTACCAAATACATTTGCAAGAGCTCAAGATGGCGCAGAAGTTATTTCAAGAAATCTACCATTGCCATTGGAAGTTATTCCTACACCATTTGCACCTATCGATTTAATTAATAAAACATTTGACATGTTCTTAATTGATCGCAATAGCGTTGGCGCATGGGTAGTTAAATCAGACATGGAAATTGAGGAGTTCAAAGATCCTCGTAAAGATATCCAAGCAATGAGAATTAGGGAACGAAGAGCACCCGCTATATTCAATGAAGGAAGAGCTATCTCTATCGCTAAGAATATATCCCTACAACCTTCTTACAACCCAACTCTTATTGTTAAAACAATCTAGTTAAAACTGTAATAATAGTAAACCAGAAGAACAGGGCTGCTCTAGCCCTGTTCTTTTCACATTAACCGCTATTATTACAGTTTT